ACGATTCTTATATTCTATATTGATTATAGGGTAAAATGTACTCATGATATAATCCCTTCATCTAGTAACTGGTTTAATGTTCTACCAAAAAATCCCTGTAGTCCATACCCTATTCTGGTATCATGCAAGTATTGCCATGCCTCTATCACTTGCTCTTCACTCTCTGCCTCTATAAATCCTTCTGCTAGTCCTATCGCTTGGTATGAATCCATTTTAAATTCTCCTCTAGTTGATGATTCTATTGTATCTTAAATTACTGCACTTGTCTATAGGTGTTAACCCTTAACTGCTAGAATCTTAATTACCTTAGACATCTTAACCCCATGCGCTTTATAGGCAATCACTGGTACTGTCTTATCGTAACATGCTCTGCACCCGTTACACTTTCCGTCATGCTGGTAAGCCTGGCATTCTGTTGCGCCTACTGGTAGAGTATCGCTGAATATGGTACTAGTGTTTAAACCTTCTATAACGTCACCAGTGACACTATCAGAGCTAAAGCGTACCGATACATTAGGTAGATGATTCATAAGCCCTATAACCCGTTTAAACTTGTCAAACTTATGCATGCGAGTAGGTAACCAATGCTTAACCCATGGTGTCAATTGCATGACTTTATAAATCTTATTTGCCAGGTCGATAGAATACATGTCTCCAGAATCAAACCATCTAAAATATCTAGATGAATCTAAAGCCTGTACCATGTCACTAACCCACGTATCACGTTGCCAGTCTTCCCTATTAAATGCTCTAGGTGCTTTCACGTTAGGAAAATTATAATTCCCTGTCGTGGCATAACAACCCTTACAAGCGTCTACTAAACCTCCCTTACCATCGCTTGAGCCTGGACAAGTGTCAATAGCTTGTAATGACCATGACATAATCCCATCTAGTTTACTGGTTTTAGATAATTTAATCATTCGCTAGTGCTCCCTTAATTAGTCTATCTTCTAATTCCATTATAGCATTAATATTATCAATACAATGTTTAGTAACTAATGTATCAGTAGTATTATTAAGCATATTATTATACATGTCAAGCTCTTTCCATAATCCCTGTAATACTAATCTACGTTGATCTATTGATAATTCTACTTTCATGATACCTCCCTAGTTGATGATTCAATTGTATCTGAATTCCTGGTGAATGTCTATAGGTGTTTACCCTAATGTATGTTTATACAGTAGTCTATAGGGTCAATTCTCGATACATACTCTTTAGTATTTGTCAATAGGTATTTTCCCTAGTTGACAGATTAGAATTATTGTGTTAGACGGGGGAGGGGCTTGCAACACAGATTGCTGCGTATATAGGCTCTTAAATTCACGAGAAGGTAAATTAAGACTGCTTAATAATTAGGCATATTGCTTAAAAAAGAGGCACTATCTAAATAGATAATATGTTCAATGAAATCAATGACTTAAGATAACTACAGTTAACTACTAATGACTACATGATAAAGGCTATTGCGGAATACGTGCAAGCTTGTCTCCCTAGACCCGCAGAAGTAGACAACTATCTGTGCATCAGAGTAAAATAAAGCTTGACAAATCTAAGAAGTTATGGTATAATAGTTATACTAAGAAGATGCTAAGTTGAAAAAACAACAATAAAAGAATACTTAACCTCTGAAGAGTGCAGTAAAACTAAGTAGTTAACTATATAGTGTAGTAGCTTCTATTTGTTTTTGTTCTCTGCGATAGCAGGTAAAGAAAAGGTTCTTAATGTCTGACTCTGATGTTGTGTCTCCTAACAACGTGGTTGTTCTAGCACCACTAACTCGTAGGAGAGGTCGTCCACCTAAGTCAGTTGTGGAGAGCAAGAAGAAGCCAGGCAAAGTAGGAAGACCAGTAGGTGATGCTGGAAGAATACAAGAATTCAAGGCTAGATTATTATCTACTACAGGAACTAAAGTAATAGATACTGTGCTTCGTAAAGCATTAGATGACGAAGATAAAGACCAGGTAGCTTGTTTAAAGATGTGTTTAGATAGGATGTTACCAACATCATTATTTGAAAAAGATGCTAAGGGACAACGTAACGCAGTAACGATTAATATTACTGGGTTAGGAGAAACTAAAGTAGAAGCAGTAGAAACTATTGATGCAGAGATAATCGACTACGAGGACGTAGAAGATGAATCTTAGTTTCGAATTACTACCTTGGCAAAAAGAAGTATTCCAAGATACTACTAGATTTAAAGTTATTGTTGCTGGACGACGATGCGGTAAATCTAGATTATCTGCTGTAGCATTATTAGTTGAAGGACTACGTTGCCCACAAGGTAGTGCAGTAATGTACGTAGCACCCACCCAGGGTCAAGCAAGACAGATTATCTGGGATGTATTAATGGAGTTGGGTAGAGATGTTATTCAGAGCAGTCATGTGAATAATATGGATATCACTTTGATTAACGGAGCTAAGATATATGTTAGAGGTTCAGACCGTCCAGATACTTTGCGTGGTGTCAGTCTTACTTATTTGGTGTTGGATGAAGTAGCTGACATTAAGAGTGAGACTTGGGAGAAGGTATTAAGAGCTTCACTCTCTGATAAAAAAGGGTCTGCCTTATTTATAGGCACTCCTAAAGGACGTAACTGGTTCTACGACATGTATAACCTAGGTAAGACAGATAGCGATGAAGAATGGAAGAGCTGGCACTTTACTACTAAAGATAACCCACTCATAGACCCAGAAGAAATACAAGCAGCTAAGAAGACTTTATCTAGCTTCTCTTTCAAACAAGAATACGAAGCATCCTTTGATAACGCTGGTACAGATCTATTCAAAGAACAATGGATTAAGTTTGGTGAAGAACCAGATGATGGGGTTTATTACATAGCAATTGACTTAGCTGGATTTACTAACGTAAACTACAGCAGCACAAGGCAGAAAAAGCTAGATGAATCAGCAATCGCAGTAGTTAAGGTTACTGATGATGGTGTCTGGTTTGTAAAAAAGATTGAGCATGGACGTTGGGATGTTAAGGACGCTGCAGCACGTATCCTAAAGAACATCAAGGAGTTTAAACCAATGGGTGTAGGGATGGAGCGAGGCACTGTTAGAAACGCTGTGTTGCCCTATCTAAGCGATCTGATGAGGTCTAACAATGTGTATTCCTCCATTCATGATTTAACGCACGGTGGTAAACAAAAAACTGAGCGTGTTGTCTGGGCATTACAGGGACGATTCGAGCATGGTAAGGTAATTCTCAATGAGGATGAGGACTGGAAAGAGTTTCAAGACCAGTTACTGATGTTCCCTACCAACCAGGTGCATGATGACTTAATTGATGCTTTAAGTTACATAGATCAATTAGCAGTAACCTCGTACTTTGAGGATGACGACAACGAAGGTGTTGAACCTTTAGACTTTATATCAGGATACTAAATGGACATTAGACAACTAGATAACTGCCCTATTGCAATTCAAAGCAATGCAGTTAATATTAAACACCACCTAGCTACAATCGAAGGCTTTGGTTTAGGTCCTGCAAATCCAATTGAGCCTAACGATGAGTTCTGGAAAGACAAAGCAGACAAGTGGGGTGTTGGTCCTGGTGAAGCAAGAGGTCGTCTCTGCGCTAACTGTGAACACTACTACGATAATTCTTTTATTACTGATTGCATTATGAATGGTCCTGCTAAAGATCTCAAAGCTTCAGCACTTCCTCTTAATCCTAAGTGGGCAGACGTTGAAGAACATCCTATTGGATTCTGTGAAAAGTTTGATATTACTTGTTCTCCTATTCGTACCTGCGATGAGCAAGAGATTCGTACAAGATACGAGAATCCAGAATCAGATAGCAAATCAAATTCTGAAAAGATTGATAGCTATGAACTGCAATCATTTGAAGTTAACTCTGGAGACTCCTACGAATGAGTATCGTTAGCGGATTACTTAGACAGATAGCTCCTACTGTAGCTGATCAATTAGAAGCTCAAGGATTATTAAAAGCAGGTGGATTGTTTGATGTTAAAGCTAGTCCCTCTACAGTACCAGAGATGTTCATTGGTGGTGAAGGTATCACTAACTTAGCTAAGGCTGGTCTGATGGATGAAGCCCCTGCTAAGCAAGCACTAGTAGATGCACAGAAAGACTGGTTTAAACTACCAGCAGAAGACTGGATGAAGAAGTGGGCAGACTCAGGTATTGCCTATGATCCAGTAGCTAACAAAGCAATGATGGAACTCTCTGATGAGAATGTTACTGTCAAAAAAGGAATCAACTTAAATACAATGCCATCGAAAGAAGTACTTGGCTTTGATGAAGTATTTAATGCTGAGACTTTAAAAAAAGCATATCCAGATATTGGCAATGTAAAGATTGGTTTCTTAGACGAAGCTAATTCTCCTCGCTTAGCAGCATTCGATGAAGCAAACAATGTTGTTTACTTTAATAGAAAATCTCCTCAGTGGAATCCTGCTGATGTTAAAAGTAATATGCTACATGAAGTACAACACTTCGTACAAGGTAAAGAATTGTTTACTAAGGGTGAAGGCTTTCAGAATGTATTACAAAATAACGTAGACTTTCAATCTATTACCTCTGATCTAGAAAAACTAGTGTCTACTAGCGTACCTGATGCAGTAAAGTTTGCTAAACAAAACAAAGGTCTTGGTTTTTCCACAGACAAAGTAACAGAAGCTATTGCTGGTTTAACAGCTCGTGATGGTAAATCTGCAGAACAAGCACTAGCTGCTGAGTTCAAAAGCAAGGACATGGCTAAGAAGTTCCTCAATGCTGTAGCCAATGATCCTAAATTATCCAAGATTATTGTAGCAAAAGACGTAGCAAGCCAGGAATATCAGCGTTCTGCTGGAGAATATATGCGTGTTGCAGGTGAAACCTTTGCAAGACAGACTGGTGAACGTGCAGATATGACAGCACAAGAGCGTTTACTGAGTCCTGCTATGCGTAACATTGACGTTAATTCTACCAACGCAGCTTATGATATCAACATTGATAACTTAACTGCACCACAAATCCCACAATCTTCTATCCCACAAGCGAGTATTTAAAACATGGCAACTAAAAAGATGGAGAAGTTCGAAGAAACTCCTGTTACAGACGCAGATAAAGAAGTAGTTGAGTTTGTAACTATGCACTGTAATGAGTGGAGAAACAACAGAGACGTTAACTACCTCAAGACTTGGGAAGAATACGAACGTATGTTCCGAGGTATCTGGGACTTAGCTGATCAAAGTCGTGAATCAGAGCGTAGTCGCTTAGTAACTCCTGCATTACAGCAAGCTATTGAAGCTAAACAAGCTGAAATCTCTGAAGCAGTGTTTGGTCGTGGTGATTTCTTTGATATCTCTGATGATATGAACGATCAAAACCCTTCAGATATTCAATTAGTACGTCGTCAGATGCACGAGGACTTTACTTTTTCTAGAGTTAAGAAGTCTATCGATGACATTATCCTATTAGCTGAGATGTATGGCACTGGTATTGGTGAGATTGTTATAGAAGAACAGACTGTAATGTCTCCTGATACACAGCCTATTGAAGGTACAGGCATGGCTGCTATCGGTGTCCAAGAGAAGAAGCAGTTCATGGTATCTTTGAACGCTATCAACCCACGTAATTTCCTAATTGACCCTAATGCAACCACAGTAGAAACATCTTTAGGTGTGGCTATTGAAGAATACATGTCCTATTATACCATTATTCAGGGTATGGAAAAGGGTATCTATCGTAAAGTAAACGTAGTTCCTGGCTACGGTAGCACTAGATTAGAAGAAACACAAGAGCCAGTGCCTTCTCGTGCTGATAAGATTCAAGTAATTCGTTACTATGGTTTGATTCCTCGTGATATGCTAGAGGGATTAGAAGAATCAGAATCTAAAGTACTTGAGTTATTCCCTGAAGATACTACTGCAGATGACTATTCTGACATGGTTGAGGCTGTAGTTGTTATTGCAGACAATCAATACTTGCTTAAGGCTGAAGCATCTCCTTACATGATGAAGGATCGTCCTATTGTATCCTATCAAGCTGACTCACTACCTGGTCGTTTCTGGGGTCGTGGTACTGCTGAGAAGGGTTACAACATGCAGAAGGCTATCGATGCTCAGATACGTAGTCATTTAGATTCACTAGCTCTGACTACTGCA